CTATATGGTAAGTATCATCTATCGGAGAGTAAACAATTACGGCGAAGGCCGTAGGGTCTTTATACCCGGGGTCAAGACCGGCAATTACTTCATCGCCATCACGTCGTACATAGTCACATACTAGAGCAGGGTCAAGGGAATATATCTGCCCTTCGAACGTAGTAAATGAAGCCATGTACTCTTGCTCAAACTCAGCCTTAGACATTACACGACGTGCTTCTGCTACGTCTGATTCAGACATACGAGAATTCTCTGTATAGTCGGCAGTTATAGAAGCCCACTCAGGGAAGTCAGGAGAAAATCCTCGGTCAAAAAAGCGAGAGAACCAGTTACCTTTACCACGAGGCGTAGAAATAAATATAGCCTTAGCACCAGGCTTATCTAACGTAGGACGTAAAGCAATATTAAACGCTGCTTCTCCGTCACCTAGAGCGGCTTCGTCAAATATAATTAAATCATAAGAGCGACCTACACAGCTATCTACAGTAGAAAGCGACCCTAGACGTATAGTTGAACCGTTAGACAGCTCTAGCACACGATCTTTTACGTTATCCCGCTCCATTTCTAAATCAAAGTGTCTAATAAGTTTACGTTGCAACTCAAAAGAAATACTAGAAAGCGTATAGTTAGGAGATATAATAAGTATATTGCATCCAGGTACTAACATTGTTAATTGACCGATTACATTAGCAATATAAGTCTTACCTAAACGACGCGCAAGCGCGGCGCATACGAATCTATACTTAGGATTATTAATAGCGTTAATTAGAGCTATCTGAGGCTCGTTAATAGTCTCCCAAATACCTAACAATTTCAAATAGTTAGTAATTGGTAGTTTTATAAACCTAGAGCTAACAGGAAATTCTGTAATAGATTTACGGTCAATATCCGGTCTAGAAATTTTTAACATTATTCAGCCTCGTTATTAAGTGTTAGTAGCTGCTTCATTAAATGGCCATACTTGCTACCATCACCTATACCAGAGTCATTAATCTGGACGTTTACTTGAGACTTAATTGAGCTAGACTGTAGCTTTTCAAGTTCGATTTGTTTGGCTAGATACTCCATAGACATTTTATGACTAAGGGCCATAATCTCTAGAATATCTTTACTAGACCCTATATCGGCTTCTTCTAGTTCTTGAAACTTCTTTTTAATAATAGCATCCATGGCAGCTCGCATCCTAAACTGGTTATTAAAACCTAAGTTCATGAATACGTTATCTACATAAGACTTAACATCTTTACGTGCTAAAGTTTGGGTAACTAGGGCAACTGGGATACCTAGGGCATTAGCTACAATATTTAAGTCTTGGGTTTCCAAGTATAAATTTGCTACTTCTAGGGCTTCTGGGGAAATTGCTAACACCTCAGCGGGGGTGTTGGTGGCCGGTAAATTTTTAGACATGTGTACTCCTTTTCGTTGATTATAACACTTAGGGGGCGTGGGTGTCAATGTATAAATTTGGGGGGCTTGTGGAAGTTAGTATAGTTTAGGGTATATGTTACAGTTTGCTTACTTCATTCAGTTTAGGGTCAACTTATACAGGCTATGGCACCCAAATACTTTGATGATTTTATCTAAAATACCGCATGCGGGTGGGTATACACCAAATACAAAAATCACTTGTGTCATAACCCCCTATGCTAGTCTGTCAAGTTGTATTTTCACCACTTGCGCAATTTATTTTTATGTGTTGTAATGGTATTACTTCATCACATGAAAGCAGATCATGAAAAATAAACAACAAGACACCGATTCTACCTTTCTAGGTTTTGGTGTTATCATCACTGTGCTAGTGGCTGTTGCTGGTTGGGTTTCTTTACTTGTTACACTGATAAGGGGCTAACATGCTTATAAATATCTGTATGGTGTTTTTTATTTATCATCTATTCTTTTTTGGATTCTTCATTGCGTTAGCTGCTATGATGTATGGAAGTATCTCTAAAGCCATGATTGGCCTGATACTGGTCATTTTGTCGGGTCTGCTTTTTATGGTATTTGACCATTTCACTAGGGATAAATGATGCTAGTAACCTTGCATGCTGCCTATGGCAGAAAATACAACACTATATGGGCTTGTGCTATAGACTGGCATAAGGGGCTTGATTTTAGGCTGGGCTATGGCCCTTATTGCAGCATCAGAGATGTGGGCACGATGAAGCGTGATGGGTACACAATGTATTTCCATGTGGGTGAAAAGCTCGTGCCCTTTGAAGAGGTAGACAAGCATGGCAAGTAAAACAACCCTCTGCTATATAGTTCTGGATTCCAAGGGCAGAGCCTTACAGCGCTATATGGGACATAGCTATTGGGTAACCTTGTCGTTTGCCTCAGACTATGACAAGGCCATAAAATTTTACCTACCTTCAACGGCTGCGCAATATGCTGACGAATGGGGCTAGACAAAAAGATACTATAAATTAGCTAAACTTACATTCACACTTGAAATAATATAATATAATAATCCCACGCTCTAGGCAAACTGCTGGCAACCGCCACGGCTTAGGGTAAGGGGTTATTATGTCCAAGGCAGAGTACAGAGCATCTAGAGCCCTTGTAAGGGCTAACGGCGTATCAGCGTATAATTGGATTAGCACACCGCATGCGCAGGCTTTTGAGTGTATGGCAAAGCAACAAGATGACCACTTAAAAGACAGACAAAAATACTCCAAAGATTCTGGCATGAACCTACGGGGCAGGCTGTTACTCACTTCACCTGATTCTGTGTTTAATGCGTTCAAAGAAAAATTCAAGAAAAAATAACCAAGCCCCGAAAGGGGCTTTTTATTGCCTTGGAATAGGCGCGCCCAAAAATGGGGCTCACATCACCACAACCATATCATATCACACTTTTCTGTTGTTTTTATACAAATATTTAATTAAAACCCCTAATAGGGTAAACCCTTAGAAGAAGGGGAAATTTTGGGAAAGTAGGGAAAATCGGGAATCCTCATCAAGGCACCTACAAGCCCCAAGATGCGATTTTTCGCGTTACCTATACTATGCCCTCAAAAAATAAAGATCGTCGATTCTACAGCTTTTCACAGGTTATCCACATGGCTTTTCATAGGTAAAACCTAGACTTATCCACATGTGGAAATAAAATAACCCTACACTTGACATAGGTATGGATTTTGTGTTAGAGCAAACTGTTGTTTAAAAACAACAGTCGGGCCAAAAATTTGGCCTACATTACCACTGCCTCATTGTACCCTGCTTTTGTGTTGTTTTTGCGAAAAATAAAATTTATTTTCAACTATTTTCATGATACAATGAATGGGGTTTGCCCATTTTTATAGGCGCTGAAAAATTTTTAGGCAAACCTTATATTGTAGCATGAATTTTTGTTGTTATTGCACACAAAATAAAATAATTATTGGCTGAAAATGTGCTAATCTTTGGGCTTCACTATTTCACGCAATCAACCATGAAAAACGAACGGCAAGACCTAGCACAAGAAACACTCGAAAAACAATGGGCTTTTTTTGTTGCAAAATATCCGCAATTAAAAAATTGTTATTTTCCTACTGTTGCATTATCTGGTAGGCTTAAAACAAAAGCAGGGTATCAACAGGGGGCAAAAATTGTTATCTGCGACAAACTCATGCAGGCAAGCCCACTATACACTTTGCGCACAATTTTGGTGCATGAATTGTGTCATTATGTAGATGCGTGCTTAAATGGGGAACCCCCCAAAAAACAATGGCACGGTAAAAGATGGGCGCTTTTGATGCTACAATGTGGCCTTGAACCTTGCGAATATTCCACCGCGCAGGCTTGGGAGAAAACAAAATGCTAAAATTCTTGATTTGGTTTTCGACTGCTGTGAGCGTAGCCGGGGCTTTCTTTCTGGCTTTTAGATCTTTCCAAATAGGATACTCTTTATTCATTGTAGGTACAATTATTTTCATTTTTGTTGAAATAAAACAACGAAAATTGTATCTCGTTGCGTTAAACTCTGTATATCTATTAACTTCACTGATTGGGTTTTATCATGCCTTCAAAATCTAAAATTCTGCGCGTATCCATTTATGATATGGATGGTGTAGTTGTGTGTAGTTTGCACCGGTATCGAACAATTACAGACCCCGAAAAAGGTACTCGAATTGACTTAGACTATTGGCGAGAGAATGAACAT